CGGTGTAATATCGGGGCGGAGCGAAATCGGTGGGATCTCGATTGTTGCGGAACGCGTTCCATCCGCTTTTCACACGGTCAACAAAAGACGGCATTGGTTATCCTCCCTGTTGGCTTTTTTGCTGTTTTTTCATGGCTTCATACGAAGCGACTGTCGCGGCTTTTCCAAGCGCAAACGCTTTCTTATTCTCAGCGCGAATCTCTTTGCGTTCTTCCTTGGAATACCGTTCACGGCCAGCGGCGGTTAGGGAACCGTCCTCATTTTGAAATCGGCGGACGCCCCAACGCTGACCTTTTATACCATAATGGTACAGCTCAGATTCAGCCATCAATCGCCCTCCTTCTTTTTGGCTTCTTTATCAAAGAGAGGATACTCACCATTAAGACGAGCCTTCGCGCGGCGGATCTCGACCTGGTAGTCGTACATCTCTTTCTGGTTCTTAAGCTTGTCGCGCTGGTTAGTATCTTCGATGCCGAACTTATCCTTCAGGACCTGCTTAACTGCTTTGCCAGCGGCGTCTTTAACTGCCGGAGCGAGCGCGTCTTTCCATACGGTTTGGCCGGCGCTCTTGAGCCACTCGTTGCCTTTCTTGGTCTCTTTCGCCGTCTTGACCTGCTTGGGCTTCAGCATGGCCACAGCCACCTGCCGCTCATAAGTAGCAGTGGCAAATGCGGCCTCGAGCTTAAGACGCGCCGTACGAGCAGCGATCTCTTCGTCGGTCATGTCAGAGACTTTCTTTTTCAGTTTGGCCGTAGTGCCGGGATCAGAGCGCGTCTCGAAAGCAGGATTGAGTTTTTTGAGCTCGCCTTCGAGTTTAGCGTAGCGGACTTTGCCGGCTTCGGTCAGTGTGCCATCCTTATTTTGATATCGGCGAATGCCCCACTTCATGCCGAGGACGCCATAATGGCGGAGCTCCGTATCGTAGTGCGTGAGGTTTGTAATGCGATACGTCGTCATGGGACATCACCTCACTTCTTTTTCTTCGTTTTGGTTACGGTCGTTGTGTGGGTGGCGCCGGTCGTCTGATTCGCGAGCTTATTCGTGAAAGTCGTAGTGTCGTCATCGAAAAGATCCTGGATTTTCTTCTTGGTATCAGAAACTTTGTCCTTCACGCTGCTGATAGCGTTATTGGCCGAAGACTGAACCTTAGAGATCGCAGAATTGACCTTAGACTTGCCGGTGCTGATGGCGGAAGTCGTCTTGTCTTTAGCGGTCGCAGCTGCCGTAGTGGCTTTCTGCTTGGCAGTGCTGACTGCGTTGGACCCGGCGGTCTTAGCGTTGGCTGCGGCAGTAGCGGCTTTCTGCTTGGCGGCATTAACGACATTCGTTACGTCGGATTTGGCTGTAGCAGCCTGTTTCTTGGCATTGGCATAGGCGTTCCCTACGTCGGTCTTGGCATTCGCCGCAGCCGTAGTGGCCTTCTGCTTAGCATTAGCCATCGCCTCAGCAGCCGTCGCCTTGGCCTTGGAACTTGCATTTTGAACCGTAGACTTGGCGCTCGATGCCGCAGTACCGGCCTGATTACGCAGGCGCTCGGCGAGCTCTGCCGCCTTACCGGTCAGCTTAGTTGCATGGTCTTTGGCGGTGGAGATGGTGTTGGAAGCGGATCTTCTGGCGGAATTTGCCGCGCGCTGAAGATGTGCGTTGACCGAATTTTTCTGAATGAGATCATTTGCGTTTACCGCTTCCTGATTGGCATAATGCCCGTATGCCTGGGCTTTAGTGCCCTCTACGCCATTTTTAATCGAATAGTGCGTGTTATCGTCGGCATACACGTAAACCCATTTTCCGTTTTTCCAGTAACGGTTAATGTACTTGTGGCTTCCACTGTGCGCCAGCGTATCATCCCGACGCAATTTTAAAAATTCAAGATAGTCCAATTGGTCTCCTCCTCACTTCTTCTTTTTTGCAAATATACTCGAAAGAGTATCTTTGATAGAAGAAACAGATTCTTTAATGGCCGACACGGCGACGTTCGCCGCTTTGGACGCGGCTTTAGACACAGCTTGTGCGGCCGTAGTGGTCTGCTTATCCTTGTAGACATAATTCCATTTTCCGTTTTTCCAGTATCGCTTTATATACTTGAATCCGTTTTTATGGGCAAGGACGTCCTCGGAATGCCGGAGTGTTACAAATTCAAGATAGTCCGTCACATTTTCTCCTTACTCAACAGATCGCCCAACGTCAAGATTCGAGCATTTTTATAAGCTTTATACTCATCTCCGGCAAGCTGCAGGGGGTTGAATACCTGCCGATCGCCGGTTTTTGGCCAGAATCGAATTCCTCCGTCGAGAAGCTGTTCTCCGTTTTCACTGGCGAGGAACAGCACATATGAGTCTCCGATTTTGATGGCATGCGAGAACTTGATGCGGCCCTTATCGGCGGAGATACGAAACAGAATGAATCCTAAAACATTAGACTCTATCATGACGTTCTCCTTTCGGCCATAGCATCGTTCCAGTTAGTTGTCGTAGTCACACATTCGAGTATGCCCTCTTTGAGGTTCAGGTTATCGGTGCGACATATCATGATAGAGCCGTATTCACTCGTCGGGACCATTTCCAGAACCTGTTTAACCGTGTAGACGTGGTTCGTCTGCGTGCAGCGGATGATGGGAGTACCGCCATAATTCTCAAAAATCATGGAATGCCCGCCGCCACCAATCCAAAACACATTGAACATTCCATACGAGTCAATCGGGTAACTCCGTATCTCATCCGCAATCATTTTGGCAACTTCGTCGACAGATCCAGCGTCCGGAACAAATACCTGGGGGTCCTCGTAATAGTCATACAGCTCTTCCGCGTTACCCTGATAGTCGAGATTAACCACCCCATTCGGGGCCGCAGTAACGTCATAACCGCGTCTGCGTAAATCGTATGTTGCGGAGCACCACATGCAATTAGTAAGATACGCTTCAACCTTATCTTCAGTAGCATACGCTTTATCGTAGATTTTTTCAAGTTCGGAATAATCGGAACGATATTGGTTGGTTACCATGTACGAATACCCAAGAGCCTCCGCGACCTCCAAGGTCGCATGGGGGCCGGAATCTTTCGCCACGTACGCGAAGCCGTCGTCCGAGAACTCGATATATTCGGATAGCGCCGGATTTAACACGCACAGCTCGGCAAGCCAATTTACATAATTGCGATTCACCTTGTCTATTGCGACGTCGGTTTGCGCGTACAGTTCGTTCGCGGTATCAATCATGCTCTGGGAATATGTTCGATTCGGATTCGTTGCAACCATATCTTGATCGCGGTTCATGGTCGTCGTTTTTCGAGGCAACGCGTTTTCAACCGCTTCACATGTTTTGCCGCTTCCGGCCGGATCTGTATAGGTGCTTACCGGGCCGGGATCTGCCGGTTCGTACAAATCCGAGTACGAGAATGCGAATGTTACTCCGGACCGAGGTGGGACCACATGATTCATACCTTCGAGGGAGCTGGATTTCTTTGACGCGGGGAGATCCATTTTGACAGCTTCATTCTGTTTCGCCACGACGCCAGTAGCCGTACCGATTTTAGCCGAGGTTTTGCTTGTCGGCGTTATGGCGACACCCTTCGGATTCGCCACAGTCGACTTTTTAGTCACGGTCGAAGCCGTTGTGGTTTTCGAGGTCTTGGTATCAGTGGGATACACATACTTGTAGTTACCGCTTGTCCCACTTCGCGAAATGTATTTGTGGTCTTTCTTTTTTGTTCCCTTAAGAGACGAGAACAGCCCGTGATACAGATAGCCCAATTAGTCCCTTCCTCTCATACGTAATAAATCGCACGGAGACCTTCTTGTGCCCAACCGAAGAGCATGAAGCGTCGCATTGCTCCGACATAATCGTTCATGTCGGTCCAATAGTCGGCTTCTACTCTCGTGGATAGTCTTCTTACCATGACGCCGAAGTGATCAGCCTCGCCTTCATGGTGTAGGTGCCCAGCATGGATCTCGCGGGTCTTAGCGCCGGAGAATTCGACAGGAAAGGCAACCGGGAAGATGCTCGCCAAGTTTGCAGCTGTTCCCCGTTTGGAATCGCCGTGCGTCAGCATGATGGCATTTTTGCCGTAGGTGACGCATTTCCGGAACCTGAACTCGTCGTCGACTGCATCTGAGCCGAACCGTTCCTTCAAGGCCAGAACAAACATCCAAGACATCGTTCGGTCATGGTTGCCCGGAGTATAAATGACGCGGGTACTATTGCTGTTGAGTAGTGCCTCTTCGATAATGGTGCAGAAGAAGGCCCGTGCTTGTCGGACAGCGGTCTCTGTATCGACTTTCTCGATGGACGTACCGTTGCTGGTAATTCCGTGTTCGAGAGAATCGTTGTGAAACAGATCCTGTCCAATGGGGATAACGATCTGATCCCAATCGTGGCCCCGAATGATATCGATGATTCGCTCTAAAACCGGCTGGTAATCTTCGCTCTTCATGATTCCCCAGTGCATGTCGAACAGGGGAATCTCGAGCATGCCGGTTCTGTCGCCATTTTGAATTGTTTTTTCGCGAACGAACGGCTCAACTTCCCCCTTGAGACCCTGCATAAATCCCTCGACGTCAAAGTCGGTAACTTTCTGCTTGATCCAAGCTTCAGTAATTGTGCCGTCCGCAGATACGCGGACTGTCGCATCGTGAGCGACAAAGCCCTTATAGGTTCCGGCTCGCAGAGTGACGTCGTCCGGGTACGTATGGCTGCACCAACGGAGGATCGCTCGTCTAAACGACTCGAAAGACTGCGGCTGGTCGGGGTTTTCCGTACAGTAAAACTTGTAGATTTCCCGTAAGGGAGTGCCTGCTCGTTTCATGTCCGCGCACTGCTTCTTAAGCTTGACTGGGATCTCGCGCGTATACATGAGCGTCACCTCCTTATTCGAATGCTTCCTTATTCGCCTTGTACGCCACATACGCGTCCATCATGGCGGACACGTTATCGATCTTCTCTTCTCTGCGGCGCTTCATAAGCTTTCGGTTGCCGTTGGTGTCCTCCTCGACAATGCAGTTGCCCATCGTGAATTGCATAATCGACTCGTCGAAATCGAGCATGCTCTCACTGGCAAGTATTTTGAGCTCGCCAAGAGGAACTGATTCGGTGCGGGCGCCCTGGATGACTTTCTCTATCCCGAACGGTCCGTTTTCGGCAGTCCATCTCTGAATGAACTCTTTTGCATTGTACGGGTCAAACCCAACTGCCCGCACGTCATATGCGGACTCTTCTATAAACTTGTCCAGGTCGTCATAAACGTCGGTGTCGATGTTGAGCACCGTGCCTTCCATGACGATTAGGCTTCCTTCTTTCATGAACTCTTCATACTTGTATCGCGTGGCGGCAGGCAAGCGGCTAAGAGTCAAAGCCGTGATGTAGCTTCGAGCCTTAACGCCGAATCCGCCGTTACGAAGCGGAAACAGAAACGTAAACGCGCAGAAGTCGTCGCCCTGAGAAAGGTCAAGGCCCATCGCACAAGGCATACCGTAAAAGTCTCTGCGTCTATGAGGGACTGTCTCTTCATACGTAAAGAAATACGTGTAGCCTTCCATGGGGATGCCAAATCTCTTTGCGAGAATATCGTTGCGCGCTGCCGGGGCCATCTCCGCACGCTCCACGTCAAGCTGGTAGGTCTCGTAAGTCACGGTCTTGCCAATGTTCGGCTGGGCCTTGACCCACATGTCGGGGTTGCCAACTTCTCTAACGTCGTCAAGCCGATACCACCAAATGCTGACGTGGGGGTTATAGTAATCGCCCTTGAGAATGTCCATGAGCTCGAGCTTAATGGTGTCTCCCGCTCCGTTTCGGACTGTACCTTCGGAGCTGGTGGCCACGATAAGCCAGTCATCAAGCTTAGAGGCGCTCTGCTCAAGAGAGCCGATGACGTCTTCCCGAATATCACCGGAAAGCCACTCGTCAACGGTCGCCACCTTGCATCGCAAACCCTGGAGCTTGTCGATACTCATCGGGCGAACCTCGATCAGAGAGCCGGTAAGGAAATTCTCAATGCCCTTCTTCGTGGATACCAGCTTGGCACGGTTTGCGCGCGATCCTGTGGTATTTTGAAGTGAACCTTCTGTAAGAAACTTGAACAGAGGCCCACGCGAGCGAGTGATGGCGGTCCTGATTGGGGCCATGACCTCATCGGCCTGGCGCATTGTAGGGGCGGTCGTCACCTGGTGCGTGGTTGAAGGGTCTATGTTATGAAAGTAGGACTGGATGCATGAATCATATAGCGACTTGGCTGCGCCACGCCCGACGATTAAGTACTGCTTGTTGATCAGGCGCTTCTTAATCCTCTTGCGAACGTAGTGGCCGCCGTGGCCGTTCGGATTTGGCTCGTACACGCTTCGGTCAACGAAGTAATACCAGCCAAAGATCGACTCGGCCCATAGTTTGAAAGTATCGAGTAAGTGCAAATCGGAGCCGTCGGTTAGCGTCAGCTCACTTTCGCAATACGCGATGAACCCGTTAATGGCTTGGTCGTCGTAGTAGAAGCCGGGATTCGAGATGAGGAAGTCAATGCGATTCATCTCCATCGAGATG